AAGGATGGTGTCTCATATAGATTCATCCCTGCTAACCTTAGTGATAACCCATACCTAGATACCCCTGCAGAGGAAGGACAACTATCTCCATACCGTAAGATGCTTATGTCTTTACCTGAGGTACAACGTAAGCAGCTCCTAGAGGGTGATTGGTATGTTGGTGATGATAATATGTTTACGTTTAGCCCTGAGTTACACGTGACCAGTAAGTTACCTCCATTACACTGGAATGTTATTAATGCACTGGACTATGGTTATCGAGATCCTGCTGCTGCCTTGTGGGGAGCTGTTGATCCTCAGTCAGGTCAGATAGTTATATATAGTGAATTGGAATGTGTAGGGTTAACTCATGTTCCTTGGGGTCTTAAGATTAAGGAACATGAAGGATATCTACCTCAAGGTGTAGAACGTGTTATAGACCACACTGTCTTTAATAACACAGGACACACAGGACCCGGGGTACGTGAGCAGTTAGCTAGATTAGGTATCATGCCTAAACCTGCTGATAGGAACCGTGAGGCAGGATGGAACCAAATAAACCAAAGGCTCCTAGTGAATCCTATGACGGGACAGCCTGATCTCCTAGTTCATGAATCTTGTGAACTTTTGATAGACCAACTAATGTCAGCAAAGGTTAATGAGAAGAAGCCAGACGATATAGATGATAAACGTATTAAGACCAAAGGTAGAACACACCACTGGGATTTACTTGATACCCTTAGATATCTATTGATGTCTAGACCTCAAAAGCTTACTCCTCAAGAAAGATCAATGCAGTATAAGAACTCTGCTAACAGTTTTGATAAATACCGAGGCTACTTCAGTTAGCCTCTAAGAAGTGCAATGCTTCCTTAAGATAAATGACTTAACTATAAGGAAACATAATGAAAGAAGAAATGAATATCCTAGGTATCAAACGACCTGAGGAACAAGAGATGTCTATGCAGGACGTAGAACCTATCCCACTAGGTAAAGAACCTGAGGACATCAAAGAGAAACAACTAATGGCTCCAGTGGTTGCCCGTATACATCAGCAACTATCTGAAGCAGAACAATCTAGATTAGAACAAGAGAACCAATGGATCCGTAACATCAATGCCTATAGAGGTAAAGACGATAGTCAACGTGGTGAGAATGGAGACAAAGGTACGTTCCGTGAATCTGAAGTTAACAAGCCTTACGTTAGAACTACTACTGTTAAGACTCGTGCAGCCTACAGTCAAATCATGGAAGCTCTAATGCAGAACTCTAGATTCCCATTGATGATGGAAGCTACTCCAATAAGTGAAGGTGCTCCAGACTTAGCAACCAATGATCCTAACGCAGGACAGAAGGATTCACAGGAAGACTTCGGTATTGGTTTTGAAGGTGATGGTCGTTCATTAGAACCCGGTGCTACACTAGATAACCTAAGTTGGAAAGAAGATAGTCCTATCTATGAGAGCCTTAACGAAGGTAAAGCCATGGATCCTAAGTATGCACAGATATCTCCATCGGGACGTGCTGCTGAACAGATGACTCGTATTATCCATGATCAACTTGAGGAATCTAATGCTCACATGGAACTACGTAAGACAGTCTTTGAAGCTTGTCTACTAGGCACAGGTATCATGAAAGGTGTGTTCACTGAAGAGAAGACTATTCATAAGTGGACTGATGGTGTATATAGCCCAGAGAAACGTAGGTTCCCTAAGATCCAATCTATCTCTACTTGGGATCTTTACATAGACCCTAATGCTTATGTCTTTGATGATGCTGAATGGGTAATCGAAAGACACCGTATGACTAGTAAGCAACTACGTGATCTTAAGCAACGAGCGTTTTTCCGTAAGGAAACTATTGATCGTACGATTGCTAGTGGTCCTAACTATACTGATAAACACTTTGAGCTAACAGTACGAGAAGACCAGAGTATTCATAACAACGGGAGACTATGGGAAGTACTAGAGTACTGGGGTTACATGAGTGTAGAAGAGGCTATGAATGTAGGTCTTGAAGTAGGTGATCTAGAGTTAGGAGATCAAGTACAGGTTAACATGTGGATCTGTGGTACAGAAATCTTACGTGTTATGGTGAATCCTTTCTTACCTCAACGCTTACCTTACTTCCTAGTGCCTTATGAAGTAGATCCTTATAGTGTTTATGGTACAGGTGTTCCAGAGACTATGCAGGATTCTCAGAAGATGATGAATGGTTTCGCTAGACTAGCTGTGGATAACTTAGCCTTAGCAGGTAACTTAGTATTTGATGTAGATGAATCAGTATTAGTTCCCGGTCAGGACATGGAGATATATCCCGGTAAGATCTTCCGTAGACAAGGTGGGCAAACAGGTACAAGTATTAATGGTATCAAGTTCCCTTCGACAGCGAACGAGAACATGCAAATGTTCCGTGAGTTCCGTCAGATGGCTGATGAATCAACTGGTATACCTAGTGTATCCCATGGACAGACTGGTGTTACTGGTGTTGGTCGTACCTCATCAGGTTTAAGTATGATTCTAGAGAACGCTAGTCTTAACATTAAGACAGTTATCAGAAACATAGATGAAGGTGTGTTACAGCCTATGGGTAAGATGTTGTTCTACTGGAACCAACAGTTCAATGCTGACCAAGTACCTAACGGTGATTATGATGTTATTGCAACAGGTATCCGTAGCTACACTAAACAAGAGATTAAGGTTCAACGTCTCCAAACATTACTAGGTCTAGTACAGAACCCTGCGTTAGCTCCAATGATTAAGTTACCTTACATCGTTAGAGAATTAGTCAAGGGTATGGACTTAAATCCTGATGAAGTAATCAATGATATGGAAGAAGCTAAGTTATATGCTGAAATCATTGGTTTAGCAGGTGGTATGCAAGGTGGTCCTCAGTCTCCAGACACAGGACCTATTCAAGGACAAGCTCAACCGGGATCCCCTAGTTTCACAGGTAACACCGAAGGAGCAGGGAATATGGAGGGTGTGAATAGTGCAGAAACCCCAGTTATCACCGAGTAAACAAATGAAACCTCTCATTACTGATCGTCAGCAATGGGAGGTCTTAGAAACTTTTTTGGCGGCTAAAAGAGAACGTTTAGTTTCCAAAATTATAAACTGCAGTACCGAGGATCTTAAGCATCTACAAGGACAGATATTCCTGCTAGATGAAATTCTTAAGTTACCTCATCAACTAAAACAGGAAGAAGGAACCAAAAGGTAACCCTTCATATCAATAAACAACTAGCACTCTGATCCAGAAGATTCTCACGATACCTAAAGGACAGACCTAGCAAAGGAGATTTTATGACTCAATCAATTAGTAATTCGCAATCAATCCTAAATCCTACACCGTACCGTAACCCTCGTCATGAACAAGAGGCTGCGGAATTAGCGGAGTATGATCGTCAGAAAGCTGAAGCGCACCAAGAGAAAGATCCGGAACAGGTTACCGCACAGCCAGAGCACAACTGGGAGAAGCGATACAAAGACTTACAAAGCTATAACTCTCGTAAGATTAATGAACTACAAGACAAGATTACAGCTTTACAGTCACAGCAAACGCCTCAACTCACTGTACCTAAGACTCCAGAAGAAATGGAAGCCTTTAAACAGAAGAATCCTGAGACCTTTGCGTTTATCGAAAGTATGGTAGCAAGTCGATTACAGGAACAAATGAGTACCTATGATCAGAACTTAGCTAAGATTACTGGAGATCTTATGGAGACCAAGATTGAAAAAGCTACTAGGGAACTCAAGGCAGCACATCCTGATTATGAGCAGATTGTTGCAGATGATCGTTTCCACAGTTGGGCTGAAGCTCAATCTGAAGTTATTCAAGACTGGATCTATAACAACCCTGATAAACCTGAGCTTGCTTCTAAAGCACTCTCGTTATTCAAAGTAGAAACTAATTGGGGTTCATCAAACAATGCTACTAAGCAAACACCACAAGGTGACCAAGGGGATCTAGCGGTTAACGCTCGATCAGCGACTCATAGTCCAGAGACTGTGGATCGTAATCATCCTGCTTACATTTGGAAAGAATCAGAGATTGCTAAGATGCGTCCTGAGGAATTCTCAAAGTGGGACCAACATATTTCCCTTGCTCAGTCTGAAGGTCGTATTGCTTTCGGTCAATAATTTAATTTAAGAAGGAAATATTATTATGTCATATTTTAACGGTGCGAGTACTACTAACTTTGGTGGTAACTCTCCTACAGGTAACTTTTCTCCAACTATCTTCTCTCAACGTGTATTGAACTTCTTCCGTACAACTTCAGTAGTTGAAGGTATTACAAACAACGATTACTACGGTGAACTAGGCTCTTACGGTGATACAGTACGTGTTATCTTAGAACCTTCAATCACAGTATCTGCGTATACTCGTGGTCAAACGGTAACTAGTGAAGCATTAGCTGATAACGAAATCACATTAGAAATCAGCAAAGCTAACAAGTTCCAATTCCAAGTAGACGACATCGAAGACAAATTGTCTCATGTTAACTGGGAATCAATGGCTTCTAACAGTGCTACTTATAGCCTTAAGAATGCATATGACCGTGAAGTTTTATCTTACATGGCTGTTAATGCTCAAGACGCTAACATCGTTGGTACAGCTACTGACCATGGTGCTGCTCAAGAAACTGCTAACGTAATCACTCTTGGTTTCGGTGGCGGTGCTGAAGTAGATCCATTGAACCTATTGTCTCTTTTAGCGTTAAAGCTAGATGAAGCTGAGGTTCCTGAAGAAGGTCGTTATGTAGTAGTTAGCCCACGCTTCATGGAGTTAATCGCTCGTACAGACTCTAAACTATTATCAACTGACTACAACCAAGGTGAAGGTGGTCTTAAAAATGGTTTAGTTATGTCTGGTAAGTTACGTGGTTTCTCACTTTACAAGACTAACAACGCTCCTAAGTTCATCACTGATACTGCAGGTGCTGCTGATTCAGATGCTGTACGTGCAGCTCAGACTGAACAGAATGGTCACTTGACTAACAACATCATCGAGGGTGGTGATAACGCAGGTGCGGTAACTGGTGATGTAATCATCGCAGGTCACATGTCAGCTGTAGCAACAGTGTCAAGCATCGACAAAGTTGAGAAGATCCGTTCTGAGACTACTTTCGCAGACATCGTACGTGGTTTACACGTGTATGGTCGTGGTGTAGTACGTCCAGAAGCATTAGCGGTAGCTTACGTAGTTTACGCTTAATGAGAAGTTAGCCTAGGTTTCCCTAGGTAATCAAAGGGAGGCTTAGGCTTCCCTTTTTTGTTTAAGGAGAGAATATATGGCTTTTACTTATTTAGAGGTAGTTAATCTAGCGTTACGCGAGGTCAATGAGATTCCATTATCGGAAGCTAACTTTACAACTACCCGTGGTCTCCATCAGTTTGCTAAGGATGCGGTCAATAGAGCTTACTTCGAGATATCAAACACAAGTCAAGATTGGGCTTGGAAACGTACGGAACGAGCAGGTTCTGATAACACACAACAACGACAGTTAACCGCAGGTACCCAGTGGTACAATATTGATACCTCTGCAGGTGAAACATCAGTAGACTGGGATAGTTTCCTGTTGACTGATAAAGATATAATTACTAATGATCCTAATGTTGAACCAGAAGTTGTAAGGGCGTTAGAGATGATGACCTATGACACATGGTTAGAGCAATACAGAGAAGAAGACTTTAAAGGTAACACAGGAGAACCAGAATATGTTATTCAGCATCCTTCGGGTAAGTTTGGTTTTACTCCTGTTCCTGACGAGGATTATTTCATTGAATACTTTAGTTCTTTTTCTGCTACTCGTTTTGTTAATCATTATGATGTAATCCCTTTCCCTGAGGAATTCATTGATACATTAGTAGCCAAGGTTAAACAATACCTTTGGATGTTCAGGGAGAATGATACTCAAGCTGCATTTGCTAGAGAACAATATAAAGATAGCTTAGAGAATATGCAGAGGGTTCTATTGAGTACTAAGGAAACTAGAATGAGGGCAGTATAGTATGACAATGAAAATCCAATCAATTCCAGTACCCTGTCGAGGAGGCTTAGATAAATCCTCGAACACTCAGGAATTATTAGACAAGCCTAACCTAGCGATATCTTTGGTTAATTTTGAGTGTAGTTTACAGGGTGGTTACCGAAGAATCTCAGGGTTCCAAGAGATATGCACATTCTCTGAATCTCTTATATACGATAACGGGTCAGGTAACTACACGTATCAGAATAGCGAGATCTTAGGTGTTATCCCTTATCACGGGTATCTCTTCCAGACAACCTCTGGTTTATATCATACTATTGACGGTACTGAGATTGTACAAGTAAATAAAGAGATTTCACCGGGTATCTATAAGACTAAGGAACAGCTTGCTTCTATCCCTGCTCCTAATATTATAACAACGTTTCCCCATGAGACAGTACGAATGGTACCGTTTCATTATGCAGCGGATACTTATATATTCGGGTGTAATACAGCGTTTATGCCTTGGATCTTTTCTATCAGGGTGAGCAGTAGTGGTACTTTAACTTACTTCTATGATATTGTAGACTTTATAAACCTTTCTGTCATGAGAGGTTGTAAGTATGTTGAGATACACAAGAATCAATCTCTATTTGCTAATTCAGATGCTGAACCTAATGTGTTATATTATAGTTCCCTGACTGACACAGACTCTAGTACTAACCCAGTTGTTATTCCACAGATGAACTTTGAAGGATCTACTGCAGGTTTTATAGCTTTCGATGGCGAGATCACAGGTATTAAG